GGCAAATCCGCAAGCTTAAGAGCCTGCCCGGTTATATCGGGGACGCGATCGATCAGGTGCTGGATGAGGGACCGAACAAGGCCTACCGGTCGGAGACCGATCGCGGTCCCGGGTCGAAGCGCGACAAGGATCGTTTCGAAATCTGGTATTTCCAGGGCACGCTGACCAAGGAGGAGATGCGCGCGATCGACATGGCCTCGGGCCGCGATCCTTACACCGACGAAGATGCCGAGAACGACAAGCGCGACGAGGTGTTCGTGATCGTGACGTTGATCAACGACACGGTCATCCGCGCCACGATCAATCCGCTCGACAGCGGCTCGTTCCCGTATAACTCCATGCCGTGGCAGCGGCGCGCCGAAAGCTGGGCCGGCGTCGGCGTGGCGGAACAGATGCGGACGCCGCAACGCATGGTCAACGCCGCCGTTCGGGCGTTGCTCAACAACGCGGGCAAGAGCGCGGGCAGCCAGTTGGTCATCGACCAGAGCGCGATCATACCGGCGGACGGCCTGTGGACGATCACCCCCGATAAGATCTGGTTCAAGACCAACGACGGGCCGCAGGACGTGCGGCAGGCGATGATGGCGATCGCGATTCCCAACGTCACCGAGCAACTCATGTCGATTATCACCCTGGCGGAACGGTTCGCCGAGGAAACGACATCGATCCCGCTGATCACGCAGGGGCAGTCCGGGTCGACCACGCCAGACACGTTCGGCGCGACGCAATTGCAGAACAACAACGCGAACCAGCTTCTCCGTTCAATTGGCTACAGTTTTGACGACTTCATCACCGAGCCTCTGATACGCCAGTTTTACGAGTGGCTGTTGCTCGATCCTGATGTCCCCAACGAGGAAAAGGGCGAATTCGAGGTCGACGCGCACGGCTCCGTCGCGCTGGTCGAGCGCGCCATTCAGGACCAGAGCATCGCGCAGATGGGCAACATGGCGGCGAACCCAATTTACGGTATCGATCCGAAAAAATGGGCCGCGCTGTTCCTGAAATCCAAGCGCCTCGATCCCACCGACATGCAATACACCGAGGAAGAGCAAGAGAAGATGGCCGCGGCGCCGCCGCCCGAGCCGCCCCCGGTCACCGTCGCGCGCATCAACGCCGACACGCAGATCAAGCTTGGCGTGATGAAGCAAACCGCCGATCAGCAGACGCAGCAGGCCGAACAGCGCGTGGCCGACGCCGCCAACACGCTGGAGGGGCAGAAGCTGCACGTCCAGGCCACCGTCGATTTGCACGAAATGGAACAGAAACGCCAACTGGCCATGCTGGACTACGCCAACCGCCACCAGATCAGCCTCGACCAGACCAAGGCGGAACTCGCGCAGACCGCGATGAAGCTACAGGTCGAACAGCAACTGAACGCGATCAACAACGCGATCCACACGCGCGACACGCACGCGGCGCATGTGGTCGATGTCCACAAGCACGCGGTCGACACCGCCGAGGCAGCGCGCCAGCACGCCGTGGACACCGATCACGCGGCGGTCACGCACGCGCTCGACTCGGCGCACGCGGCCCGGCAGGCGGACCAGCAGACGGCGGAACAGCGGCGCCAGCACACCATCGACACCGGATCGGACCTGTTCAAGCACCAGAACCCGCCAGCCGTTCAGGTCCCCGGCAAAGCGGCGAACGGTCAGGCGGCATCACAGGTGAACCCATGATCGACTGGTATCAGCACGCGCTTGAGGTCGGCCTTCAGATGGTCGACATGGAGCGCGAGAACGCGTTGCTTAAGCGCGAGGTGGATATGCTGCGGCGGCTGTTGGTGGAGCGCGCCCAGATCCCGGCGCCGGTCAACCCGTTCCGCGCGTTCCCCGTCGAGCGGCGGCGCGTGGGTGGGTAGGTGCCTTTGATCAACGGCACGGCCAACGCCGACCCGGCGCCGCCGGAACTGACCTCGGGCGGTGGGGTCATGGACTGGCTGTCGGGCATGTTCGGGGGCGAGCGCGCGTTGCCGACGTTGCCCGCCGAGCCTGCGGGGCCGGCACGGGACGCTTATGCCGGGCAGTCCATGACGATGCCGCGCGCGGACTTCAGGCCCGGCACGGACATTGGAGGCAGCGTTCCAATGTCCGCCGAGCAAGCAGACCGCATGCGCGAGGCGTCGATGGAGTTGCACGACGCGACGATGCTGGCCGGCGGTCCCATGGGCGCCGAGGCCGGGACCGGCGCGGTGGCGCTGGCGTCGAGGCGGGGACTGGCGAACCCGCCGCCACCGTCGAGGGGGTTGATCAACGCGACGGGTGAAGCGCCAGGGCCGGTCTCGATCCTGAAGGACGGCACGATCCTCTCCGGCGAAACGCCGGTCGGACGCGTGAAATACGACCACGGCGATGCATCCACGCGCATTGGCGACATCGCCATCAATCCATCGATGCAGAACCAGGGCATCGGCTCTCAGGTGATCCGTCAGATCCAGGACGAGGCGGCGGCGCGCGGCAATCCGGTCGTGCTGTCCACCGACGCGTTCCGCGGCCCGCAGGCACAGGCGGACCAACTACGGCTCTATCAGCGGCTGGGGTTTGAGCCGAACACCGGGCCGGGTCAGGTGTCGGAGCGGATTGGCGGCAGGAAGATCGCGGAGGACCTGGTGTGGCAACCGCCCGGCTTCACGGCCTACCACGGCAGCCCCCACGAGTTTCCGCCAACCGCGCGCAATCCGTTGGGAGAGTTCGACCCGGTAAAGATCGGCACGGGCGAGGGCAGTCAGGCCTTCGGGGTTGGCGCGGGATATCTCGGTGAGGCGGAAAACACGGCGAAATATTATCGCGACAGGTATGGGCCGCAGGCTGATCCAAAGGTCCAGGCGGCGGGTGACGAGTACAACAACGCCCACGCCGCGTTCGATGGCTCCGTGGCTGCCCGCGCCAGGGTCGAAGCCGCCGAGCGGGCGTTGCAGGACGCGGAGGCGAACGCGCCACCAGGCCATATGTATGAGGTTAAGGTCCACGCGGACCCGGCCAGATTCCTCGACTGGGATCGACCGTTGTCGCGGCAGCACCCCGATGTCCAGGCGGCGTTGGCGAAGATCAACCCCGATATGTATCACCCATCGTCGGGCGACTACGATCCGTCCGAGAGCGGTCAGATGATCTATCACCGCCTGGCGTCCCGGTCTTCGCAGGCTGATGCGTCGGCGGCGCTGAACGCGGCCGGTGTTCCCGGGATTCGATACCTTGACGCCGGCAGCCGCGGCGCGGGCGAGGGTAGCCGCAACCTCGTCGTGTTCGATCCCGCCAGGATGGACATCATCCGCCGGTACGGCCTCGCGGGCCTCATGGCGGGCGCGGGCGCCGCCGCCACGCAGGGGCGAGACCAGACCCAGTGAGCGACTTCTTCCCGCAGCCCGACCCGCCGTTCGACCTCGGCCCGGTGGACCGCGCCAGCCCCCTGTGGCGGCGCCTGGAAGGGTGGCTCGCCAGCGAACTGGACAACGCCCGGCGGCGCAACGACGCGCCACGCCCGGAACTCGACACCGCGATGCTGCGAGGCGAGATACGCGCGATCAAGCGATTCCTCGCGCTGGGACAAGATCGGCCAATATTGACCGATGCCGGAGAGGACACACCGCGAGGCGTGTCCGGACTGTGGAGTAACTCATGAACGAAGACGAACACGACACCACCACTGATGACGCGGCTGCCGAGGCTGCCTTCGCGGGCGGGTTCGAAGCCGAAACGCCGAAACGTCCGGAGCCACGCGCCGCCCCCGGTAAAGATCAGCCCGCGGAAACCCCACGGGAGATCAAACCGAACGGCAAGGCGGACCCGGATTACGTCCAGATCACGAGGTCGGACTGGGATAACGTGAGGACCGCCGCGGCAAAGACGGCCACATATGATCAACAGCTTTCCAAAGCGTTCGGGACGATCGGCAACCTACAGAAAGTCATCAATGGCCTGCGCGACCAGACGCCGCAGGGTCGCAAGATCGAGGTATCGCGCGAAGCGTTTGCCGACCTGGAGCGCGATTTCCCCGAACTGGCGAATTCCACGCGGGCCGCGCTGGAGCGCGCTCTCTCGGGCGTCAACGGGAACGGCGCTGATCCCGCCGTCATCCGCCGCATGCTCAATGAACACGCGTCCGAGCGTGAGGTGGAGGTCCTTGAAGACGCCCATCCTGACTGGCGGGACATCGTCGGCGCCGTCGATGTCTCCCAGCAGATGCCAGATCCCAATAACCCCTTCCGCAAGTGGCTGGCGACCAAGGACGCCGGTTACCAGCGGCGGATCAACGGCACTGAATCAGCCGCCGTGGTGATGCGCGCGATCAACCTGTTTCAGCGCGAGACGCAAACCAGGACGCAGACGCGCCAGGCGCAGGCGGCTCGCGCCGACGCGCGCACTGACCGCATCCGCCAGGCCGTGCAACCACGCGGCGATGGGGCGGCACCCGCCGCCGACGCCACCAACGACGTTGAGGCCGCTTTCGAGTCTGGCTTCAAAAACCGCTGACACGCCTACGCCGACGACCGGTTCATTCCGGCCTGTGACCGACGCCATTTGACGGCGGTTCCCGTGAATACCTCAGAAAATCCTCTTCACAGGAGCGCCAACCATGGCAATGCAAACGTTTGGCATGACGACTGCCCGACTTGCGAAATTCAAGGGTGAAATACTTTCGCACGCCGTGCCGCAGGAAGTATTGGGCCGCAGCGGGCGCCAGATCCCAATGCCCAAGAACAACTCTGACACGTACGTCGCGCGCCGCTGGCTGCCCTATGGCGCCACCGGGGCCACGGCCTCGTCGCAGAACCAGTTTTTCCAGAACGGGCCGGGCGATCGGGGTAATATCATTGCCCAGGCGCACCAACTCTCCGAGGGCGTGACTCCGCCGCCGGATTCCATCGTGCCGTTGGACATCACCGTGGTCGTGCAGCAATTCGGCTGCCTCTACGGGTTCTCAGACAAGACCTACAACTTGTATGAGGACGACATCCCCAAGGCGATGATCGAACAGGCTGGCGAGCGGATGACGTTCGTCAACGAAATGATCGCCTACGGCGCGTTGCGGGCCTGCACCAACGTCTACTACGGCGGCGCCGGGACATCGATCTCCACGACCAATGGCGGGCTGACGCTGGGCCTCATCCGGCGCATCGCGCGGAATCTTCAGGCCAACCATGGCAAGCCCGTCAACAAGGTTCTGAAGGCGAGCCAAAATTTCGGCACCGACCCGGTCGCCGAGGGCTTCACGGTTTACAGCCACACCGACCTTGAGCCTGACATCAGGGACTTGCCCAACTTCGTGCCCGCCGAGGCCTACGCGTCCGGATCGCCAATCCAGAACGAGATCGGCAAGTGCGAGCGGTTCCGCTTCATCACCTCGGCGGATCTCCCGTCCATCCAGGACGGTGGCGCTGGGGTGGGCGCCACCGGGCTATCGTCCACCACGGGCGCGAATATCGACATCTACCCGTTCATCGTCACGGCGCAGGACGCCTGGGGGCAGATCGCGGTGCGCGGTCTCGGCGCGCTCGATCCGACATTCATTCCGCCCGGCGACAAAACCAAGTCTGACCCGCTGGGCCAGCGCGGTTACGTCGGCTGCGCGTGGTGGAAGGCCGTGATGATCGAAAATCAAGGCTGGATGGCCGTTGGCAACGTCGGTTCCAAAGTATTGGTCTGAGTGATCAAGTAAAGGAGGCATCCAATGCTTGACACGATGAACAGATACCTCGCCGGCTTCAGGGAAGTGCGGTGGGCGCATGCCCTGCGCTCCTGCCTGATTCCGATCGGCGATCGTATGTCCTCGCAGGCTCTCACGCCCGCTGGCCTCGTCGTCGGCACAACTGACACCACGACGGCGAAGATCGGCGCGGCGGCGTTCCAGGCCTGCGCCAACGGTCGCATGGTGACGATCGCCGCCGGCACCGAATTGCCGAAACCGCTAGGCCTCAACGTGACTACCGGGTTTTTCGGCATCGGGTGCTGGTTCACCGACAGCGCGGGCACCGTGACGTTCGCGCCCGGTCCCAACGGCACGACGGCGGGTAGCGCGGGGTTCCCGCAATTCCCGCGTGGGCAGGCGCTGATCGGCTTCATCACCGTGACGATCAGTGGCTCTTACATCGGCGGCACCACGCCACTGAGCGGCGCGACCACCGCCTATTTCTCGCCCACCGGGGCGTTCGATCCGACGATCCTCGTTTGAAAGGGGAATGAAATGGCTACCCTCAACTTTGATTATGGTGTCACACAGAACCTGTCCAATGCGGGTGTGGTCGCCGGGACTACCTCGACCTACACGACGACGGCGGCGACTGTTTGCGCGATCCAGGGCAAGTTCGCGACCCCCCTGGCGGCGCAGACCGCGCAGCCGACGCCAACCACCGACGCGGTCACCGGGCAACCGTTTGTCGCCGTGCCGCCGAACAGCACATGCGTGCTGGTCCTCGGCGTTAACGCCGCTGGCGTGATCCAGATGGCGCAGGGACAGATCCTGCCGACCACCACTGGCGTCACGACCACCGTGGGGGCGTTTCTGCGCGACCCGCAGTTCCCGCCGATCCCCGACAATTTCTGCGCGCTCGCGTATGCGATTGTGAGAACAGCACCAGCCGCCGCGCCGTGGACGCCGGGCACGGGTAGTTGGACAGCATCCGGCGTAGTTACGACTGCGTTTCAGAACGTTAGCCAATTGCCATCTCGGCCACAGCTTTCCTGATCTGGTGCCGTCGTCAGTCCCAACGGGCAAACGGCCCATGAATTCTGGCGGCGGCGTCCTGATAGGCCTGCGTGGCTTCCTCGATGGTATCGAAGGTGCCGAGGTATGCTTCCTTGTTCCTGGACCTGATCCTGGCCATGAAACCGCGCCCATGGGCCTGAACACCCTTGACGCCAACCTTGTTGTCCCTCCGGACCAAGATGTTGGCCATGTTCAGACCGTTTGTCGCGGCTCGCAGATTGTCGATGCGGTTGTTCGCGGGGTTTCGATCAGCATGATCGATGGTGTCAGGAAGCGGTTCGCCGTGGGTCAGAAGCCAAATCAACCTATGTGCGTAGTATGGGTGGTTCTGGAGTCGGATGAGGATATATCCGGCCTTTGTCACCGCCCCCGCGGGCTTCCCTACATTCTTGGCGTTCCATGACCGGAATGTCCGTTCGCTGTCAAACATCTCTCGCGGTCTCGGCAGCCAGGTCAGGGCGCCGGTTTCGGGGTCATAAGCCAGCAACTGGCGCACGAGGTCGCGAGGCGGTAATGGCTTGGGAAGCACGTCGATCCTCCACCCTAGGGTCAGTGTCAGGACGCTCAGAGCCGGTTCAACGGCCTGGGCGTCCGCCTCTGATCATGAATGAACCGTCCCGTAACGGCAACAGTCAGAGGTGATGCATGCCGCCGTTTCAGAAGAAAGAAGCCCACAACAGCGATGTCGCTGTCGAGCAATATGAACCCATCGCCGACCCAAAGGATTACGATGGCGATATCATCCTCGCGGACAAGGACCTGATCGCCAAGGACTACGCCGATGAGTTGGCTTTTATGAACGAACCGATCGAGATCCGCCTGCAACCCTCGACTGACAGGAACGCCGCCATGTCGTTTCCCGTGTGGGTGAACGGCAAGCCAGCCGAGGTGATGACCAACGGGCGCTGGCGAGAATTGGGCTGGCTGCCGGTGGCGACGAACCTCACGGTGCGCCGGTCGGTGCTGGAGATCATCCTGCGCGCCAAGGTCGACACCGTGAACACGCAGATTTTCGGTTCCGACACAGAGCGGCCCGAAAACAAGACGCCGCGCTTCACGACGCCGGTTCATTCCGTGTCCGTGCTGTCCGATCCGAACCCCAAGGGACCGGCGTGGATGACCGAGGTCATTCGCAGGACGTATTGACGTGACCTACCTGGAAATGTGCCGCGTGGCGATCATGAATTGCGGCGTGGCGCCGTTCGCCGCCCTCAACACGGTGCTGCCGACCGTGGTCGGGGCCACCGGCAGCGTCGGCAGGGTCACCGCGTGGGTCAAGGACGCATATTCCGACATCGTGATGGAACACGACGACTGGGAATGGCTGCGGTCCAGCAACATGCTGGGGGCCGGCGTTTCGTTCCAGACCGTCGCCGGGCAGGCCAGCTACCCGCTGGGCACCGGGCCGGGAACGGTGGGCGTGGTCGCCGACCGGCTTGGCAAGTGGGCTGAACACACGTTCCGCGATCACACGACATCAGTCGGGTTTGTCAACGAAAACTACCTCGATGACATCCCCTACGATCAATGGCGCAACGATTACATGTATGGGGCGCAGCGCAACGTGAAGACGCGCCCGATCGTCATCGCCATTGGCCCGGATCTGAGCCTCAATCTGGGTCCGCCGCCGAACGATCAATACACCGTCACCGGAGATTATTTCGTCGTGCCGCCGGATCTGACGGCTGACGCGGACGTGCCGTTCGGCCTGCCGACGCGGTTTCACATGCTGATCGTCTACAGGACGATGATGAAATACGGCCAGTATGAGTCCGCGCAAGAGGTTTACACGCGCGGCCAGGAGGAGAACGCGGGCATGTATTCGCGCTTGCAGCTTCTTCGCGCGCCGCGGGTGAGCTGGGGAGCCGCGCTGGCATGACGCTCATTCTGGAAGGTCCGTCCACCGACCCGGACGCCCCGGTCATCACGCCGATCGCGCTGTCCGAGGACATCAACACCGAACTAACGTCTTTTTGGCTGCCACTGGCCGGCGGCACGATCGTCGGCAGGCTGCTGCTCTCCGTCGACCCCTTGGTGCCGCTTGAGGCGGCGAGCAAGCGATACGTCGACAATCGGGCGCCGCTGGGCGGTCCCTACCTTCCGCTCGCCGGGGGCAGCATGCAGGGCGGTCTGACACTGGCCGGCGACCCGCTGATGCCGCTACACGCCGTCCCGCTGCGTTACCTTCAGGCCAATTACGCCCCGGTCGGCGTGTATGTGCTGAAGAACGGCGACACGATGACCGGGCCGCTGACACTGCCGGCTGATCCGCTCGCGGACATGCAGGCGGCGACGAAGCAATACGTCGATCACAAGTCCGGAGCGGGCCTGTCTGAGGCGCCGATGACCGGCCTGACCTACGGCAGACAGTCCGCGGCCTGGAATCAGGTGATCGCCGCGAACAACGACATCGTCGATGGCGGTAATTTTTGATTACGACATCAGAACATAGGGGTATCTTCTAGTGGCCGATATCCTCCGCATCAAACGACGCGTGACCGGTGCCCCGGGCGCCCCCTCCGGGCTGGCGAACGCGGAAATCGCCTACAACGAGGTCGACCACATCCTTTATTACGGCGAGGGAACGGGCGGCGGTGGGGGAACCGCTTCGATCGTCGCGGCCATCGGCGGGCAGGGTCTCGCCTACACGTCGCTGCCGGCGATGGACGGCACCGCGTTCGCGGGAGGAGCCTCGCTGTGGTCGCGCGGCGATCATGTGCATCCCACCGACACCACGCGCGCGGCGGCATCCTCGGTCCCCGGGCCGTCGGTCACCCCGCCGGCCATGGATGGAACCCAGACGATCGGGGTGCTGGCGACCTACGCGCACGGCGACCACATCCATCCGACCGATACCAGCCGCTACGCCGCGAGCAATCCGTCAGGATACCAGACGGCGGCACAGGTCGTGGCGGTCAGGCTGGACCAGTTCGCCGCGCCCACCGCGCCGGTCAACTGGAACAACCAACCGCTGCAAAATCTGGCGGAGCCAAGCAACAATTCGGACGCCGCCACGAAGCACTACGTGGACGGCGCGTCGCAGGGACTGGCATCCAAGGCCGCCGTGCAGGCCGCGACGACGGTCAATATCGCGCTGTCGGGGTTACAGAGCATTGACGGCTACCCGACCGGCGCGGGCGACCGCATCCTGGTCAAAGACCAGACGACGCAGGCCAACAACGGGATCTATGTGGCCTCGGCCACCGGCTGGAATCGCGCGACCGACATGGCCACCTGGGCACAGGTGCCCAACGCTTACGTGTTCGTTTCGCAGGGCACGGTCAACCAGAACAGTTCCTGGGTCTGCACCTCGACGCTGACCGGCGGCACGATCGGCGTCACCGCGGTGACCTGGGTGCAGTTCTCGCAGGCGGCGGTCGCGACGGCGGGCGCGGGCCTCAGCAAGGTCGGCAATCGCTTCGATGTCATCGGCACCGCCGGGCGCATCGCAGTCGGCGCGGCGGTGGACATCGACACCAACTATGTCGGTCAGATCAGCATCGTCACGCTGGGGACGGTGGGCACGGGGACGTGGAACGCGACGACCATCGCCATGGCGCGTGGCGGCACGGGCGCCACGAGCATCCCCACGGGCTACGTGACCAGCAACGGGTCGGTGCTGTCCTCGGTCGCCAGCATCCCCAACAGCGGCATCTCAGGCCTCGGAACGATGGCCACGCAGGACGCGACCAACGTCGCGATCGTCGGCGGCTCGATCAACAACGTGACGTTCGACTGCGGCGTTTTTTAGAGACGATGTTGAAACGACAATCAGCCGGGATAGTCTTGTTCGCCAGGGTAGGCCCATGTGGTTCGTCCGTCTCGGATGACTCTTCTGCGTCCGGTTGCCGTGGCGGACAGCCGGTCGGCCATTTGCGGTCCCTTTGGTCTGCCGGACTGGAACGCGATGGTCTTTGCCCTGCGGGCCTCGCGTCCCTGTTCATCCTGTGTGGCCCAGTAGTTTTTGCCATACGCCGGATTCTTGGAGCCTTTTGGGGGGTAGTTACGGGCGCGATCAGCGCGGTTCTGTTCAGCGAGGGTTATCGACACATTGCCGGGTTCATACCCTCCACGGTCGCCTTGACGCGCCATGACATATTGACCGCGTCTCCAGCCACGCCTCTCCCATTGGCCGCTTTCCTGCCACAGGGTCCACCATTGATCGAAGGTCAGGGCAAAGGGGATATCGCGCGCTCTGGCATTCGATTTGTGCGCGGCAAAGAGAAACCTGGGGGTCCGGCTGTTCCGGGCGCGCCATTGTTTCATACGTTCAGGCGTCGGCATTTGTGTCTCCCTTCGAGAGGCACGTTGTAGTGGCTGATCTGCTACGCATCAAGCGGCGACCCGCCGGGGGCGCCGCCGGGGCGCCCGCCTCGCTGCTGTCGTCCGAGGTCGCTTTCAATGAGGTTGACCGGACGCTCTACTATGGCCTCGACAATGCCGGTGGGGTCACGACCAACATTATCCCGATCGCCGGTTCCGGCGCGTTCCTGCCGCTGTCGGGAGGACGGTTAAGCGGCGGGCTGAGTTTCGGCGTGGCCACGGTGTCGAACCCCACCGACATGTCGCGGCATATCTCGCTGTTCGACGGCTGGGGCGGCTTCAGCATCACGGGTGGCACGCTCAACCTCGTCTCTGGCGGCATGCTCACGATGTTGTTCCAAGGTGCCACCGCCACCATGGGGACGGGCGTCGGCCTGTATCTCGATCACGATCCGGTCAACGCGACAGAAGCGGTGCCGAAACAATACCTCGACAATAATTACAGCACGAATACGCAGGGTGACGCCCGTTGGGTCAACGTGACCGGCGACACGATGACTGGCCCTCTGGGCATCGCCGATACTTCATCAAGTCCGTTGGTCATCCTGGGCAACCCGGTGATGCCGGGTATTCCGCCGCCCGCGCCAAGCGTCCGCTTCATCGGGGCGCACAACAACGACGGCATGTTTCTTGTCGATGCTTTTGGCAACGGCGGGTCAGGCGGCGGTGGGTTCTTCATGGCTCGCTCCACGGGAGGCGATGCGGGCGCGCCAGGCGCCGTCGCCGCCGGCCAGCGCATGGGCGGGTTACGGTTCTCCGGTTATGGCACTACGGGTTACGGTACGGCGCGTGCGGTCATCCAGGCGTTCGCGGCGGAAACCTTCACCGATGCCGCGCAAGGTGTTTATTTTAGCTTCCTCACCACGGCCATCGGGACCGCGACGCCGCTGGAGCGGCTGCGGTTGACTGATGCCGGCGCATTATTGTTACAGGTTGGTGATCCAACGCAGCCCCTTCAGGCGGTGCCAAAACAATACCTCGACAATAATTACAGCACGAACGCGCAGGGCGACGCGCGCTGGGTGAATGTTTCCGGCGACACGATGACCGGCCAACTCAACATCGCCAACAACAACAGCGCCCTGAGTTTCAAAGACGCCAGCGGCGGCGATGTCAGGTTTATCGTCGGCTCCGACAATCATCTCGGCGTTTATAGCACGGGGTCCGCTGGCGCGACCAACGTGGTCATACTGGACTTCTACGCTCGTAACGACAGCCCGCTGGTGACCTTTAGCCAGTCCACGACGTTCTCAAAAGATGTGACGCTATGGGGAACACTTACCTCGAACTCCAGCATCAACCTGAACAACGGCGTCGGCAACGACCCCAATGACCGCTCGCGCGGCATCACGCTCTGGGGTCCGACGGTCGGCACTGGTTACGGTTTCGCGGTCACCGCCTACACGCTGAACTATGCCGTGCAGGGCGGCAGTCAGAGCCGACACGACTTTTACTCGGACACCGATCTGCTGTTCAGGGTGGGTGGTGATCAGGTCCAACTCTATCGGCCCATGATACTGGCCCGCGACCCGATCGCCGCGATGGAAGCGGTCACGCTGCAATACCTCACGGCCAACACGATCAGCGCGGGCGGTGGGGACGCGCGCTGGGTCAACGTGACCGGCGACACGATGACGGGGTTGTTGGGCATCGCGGCGCCGGATACGCCCACGACCGCGCAACTGGTGCTCAACCCGACCGCGACCGGCGCGGTCAGGCTTGAGAGTAAAATCCGCTTCTACGGCTCGTTCGATTACGCGGGCGACACGACGCCGCGTTTCGCCGCCTCGATCCGGGGCGGGTTCCAGGGCGGCGCGTGGGGCAGTGAGCACCTCGACATCTGGGTCAGCAACCAGACCAACGACGCCAACACAGACGCCAATCAGTCACGGGTCGCGCGGTTCAATCTGAACGGGCTTACTCTCGCGAACGGGCTGTCGGTCGGGGGAGACTCGGGCCTGCACAACGTCTTCCTCGACGGCAATATGGGGATCATCTATCGCGGCCTCTCTGGCGCCACACAAAGATGGGTGGGTTTTGGTTACAACGGCGCCCTGAACCTCTACATCGACGGTGCTTACACGAGCGACCTCGCGACCACGGCATGGGTCGATGGGGCCTACCTCAGGCTAACAGGCGGCAACGTCACCGGACACACAACCTTCTCCGGTGCCAACCCGCAAATATCCCTGAACAGCACGACAGGTGATTATCGTTCGCTCTCATTTGAGACCAACGGGCTATGGCGTTGGCATTTCACCGTCACGGCAGGAGAGAGCACCGGCAACGTCGGCAGTGACTTCACGATCAGCCGCATGGGAGACAACGGCAGTCCAATCGACGCGCCACTGAGGATCATGCGGAACTCCGGGCGGATGTATTTGCAGTCGGGCAACGACCCGATGGAAATCCTCAGTCCAGCCGGGACCGGCGCGCGTTACCGCAGCACGATCAACGGGCTGCGCACATGGAGCGCTGGGACATGGACGGATGGCAGCTATTCCATCGGCGATGAGAGCGCGGCACAGTTACGGTTGACCATCGACACGTCAGGCAACACCACGCTCAATGGCGGTCTGACGGTTGCCGCGCGCTCGACGCTCAACGGCATCTGGCTGAACAACCACGTGTCGAACACCGCCACCGATCTGACCGGCGGCATCGACATGTATGGCGGCAGCTATGGCTTCAGCATCACTGGTGGCACGCTCAATATCATCGCTGGTGGCGCGGTCTGGTTCTATCCGGCTGGCACCCAGATCGCGGCTTTCAACAACGTTGGACTAAGCTTCGTGAGCGGCACCACGGTTGTGCTGGGCCGCGATCCATCCGCCGCGATGGAAGCGGCGACAAAACAATACGTCGATAGCCGCGCGCGGCTCTATACCAACGTCAAAGACTACGGCGCCACGGGCAACGGCTCGACCGACGACACCACCGCGATCCAGAACGCGGTCAACGTCGCCGGGGCGCACACGGTCTTCTTCCCGGCGGGCACCTATCGCACGACCGCGTCGATCTATCTGGCGGCTGGCGTCTCAGTGCTGGGCGTGGGTCCGGCGTCGGTCATCGCGGTCGCGGCGACCCAGTGGACGTTCGTGCTCAGTTTCTCCACCGCCACCGACGCGCATGTCGAGATCAGCCACCTGACCATCGCCCCCACCGCCGCGAATTGCGTCGGCGTCGGCGCCACGCTGGCGAATTTCGTGAGCATCCACGACGTCACATTCGCCGGCACCGCCGCCAACGCGATCAATCTGGACCGTTGCGCCTGGTATGCGATCGAGGATTGTTTCGTCACCTCAAGTATGAACTACCTCGGCGGGCCGGTGATCTGTCAGGATACCACCAGCGCCAACGGCAGCGCGATCGGCGGCAACGGCACCATCACCCGCGTCCGCTTCGCACCGATGACCGGGTCGCCCTACGGCCAGCGCGACGCCTGCATCCGCCTGAGTTCGCAGCCGACGACCAATGTCAGGGAATGTTACTGCGCCTGGGGCGCTTACGGCGCCGGGCCGGTCAGTTTCATCATCATCGAGAACCAGTGCCAGGGCAACATTATCGCGGAAAACATCGCTCTGGGCATGGACTTCGGCATTTTGATCCAGCCGGGAGCGATGGCGAACGCCGTGATGCCCGCCTACATCACGGTTACGCAAAACGCCATCGACTCGTTCGGCTCCATCGCGTGCTTCGTGGCGGGCACCGCGAGCCTTCAGGCCGAGTCCATCACCATCATTGATAACTATTTCACCGAGCCGCAGTCCGAATGCACCGCCGCCGCGATCTCAGCCGGGGGCACGGGTTACACGGTGGGGAACATCCTGACCGGGCCCGCCGTGCCCGCCGCGCAGGAAGGCGCGCAGGTATTGCTTCAGGTGACGGCGGTCAGCGGCGGCGTCATCTCGGGCGTAAGCGTCTACAACAGAGGTCTGACGCAGACACCGCCCGCCAACCCCGTCGCGTTCACCGGAGGGAGCGGTTCCGGCGCCCGGTTCAACCTGACATATTCGACCGCCGGTTATTGCATGTTGCTGCTTTACGCCAACAACTCTAGCGTCAAAGGTAACTTTTGCCTGGGTTACGGCGGCAACCGTTATGGCGCCGGTATCGTCGTGCAAAGCGTTTTGAACATCATCATCTCGGGAAACCGTTGTAACAGCCTGAACATCGGGATGTATTGCCTCGACGCGAACTGCGCCAACATGATCATCACGCACAACAATCTCTACATAAACAATATCGATTTTGGCGGCCCCGCGCCGATTTTCTCCATCCTCCAGGACAATATCGGCGTCCCCTGGATCTCGGGCACGCCCGCCCTTCCGGCGACCGGCGTCGAGGTCACCAATCTCGCGCCGTATCCGAATGAAATTCTGATCACGGGTGGCGTCGTCTACGGGATCACGGTCAATGGCGTTGGTCTCCAACTCACGGGCGGGGCGCAGTGGACGGCGCCGATCATTCTGACGCTACGGCCGCAACACGCCATCGCGGTCGCCTACACCAGCCCGCCGACCTGGACCTGGATACCGATGCTATGACCGCAACAAATGGAGCAACCTGATGGCCGCGTTGATCATCCCTAATCAGACGACTTTCGGTCAGATGACCAACAGTGTCGTCTCCCGCCTCGCCGGTCTCAACACCACCGTGCTGCGTCTCAACGAGGCGGTGGCCACCGCCTCGGCCGACTATGGCGGCGTGCCGGGCACGGAATTCGAATCCGGCTCGATGGGCGGCATGGGACCTTACGCGCCGAACAATTTCGGCGTGCAACCGGACCCGGCGTCACCCGGCGTGAACGGAACAAACTACGCCGACGCGGTGGGCCAACTGGCGACCCAGTGGGCGGCGTTCTGGGCGCTCGCCGCGCCCTACATCAAAACGCTCGACAACGGCCAGGCGGCGATGTGAGCCGGAGCGTCCATCGATCAACTCAACAACGGGAGTGTGCGAATTGAGCGGAACACAGCAAGACGTATCGACCCTACCGGCGACGGTGACGTTGCCGATCGCGCGGTGGAATCAGGTGCTGGAGGTGCTGGGTGGCCAACCCTGGCGAGAGGTCAATCCACTGATCGTCGATGTCCACCGGCAGATCCAGGACGCCGTCAACGCGCAGCAATCCGGGTCGCAACACGGCGAGGCGCGGCTCAAACAGGTAAACCCCGTGTGAGTGGCGCCGCCGCCAGGTCCCGTCTGCCCGCGGTAAAATACTCGCAGACGCAGCTTGGCGGGGTCGTGGTGCAGGGCGCCTTTCAGCCCGGCGGTCTCGATCTGCTTACCCCGACGCTGCGCCTGCAACCTGGCGTGTTGCGTGATGCCATAAACTTCGAATGCGCGCAGCAGGGCGGCTATCGTCGGATCGACGGTTATGAACGGTACGATGGCCGCTTCTCGCCGTCCAACGCCTCGTTCACGCTGGTGCAGATTGAGGCCACGACCTCGACCGGCGATTTCAACGCGGACTTCTCAGCCGACTTCGATATCGCCGGTTTCGCCGGCATCGTGCCGCCGGTCGGTTCAACCGTCATTCAGGATGTGACCAACGCCACGGGCGTTGTCATCGCCGTGGAGACAGGTCCGCCGGCCTACATGGTGCTGACCCAGGTCACGGGGTCGTTTGACGAGATACATGCCATACGCGCTTCACCGGGCGGCGAACTCATCGGTCAGGCGGTGCCCCTGACGGTGCGTCTCAGCCTGAAGCAGGCGGCGATCTACAAGGCACTGGCGGCGGACTCGTATCGGGCGCTGATTCACCAGGTGCCCGGCTCCGGCCCGGTGCGCGGTGTGGTCGGCATGGTGTTCGACGGCGTCGACCAGGTGTTCGCGTTCCGCGATAACGTCGGCGCGACCGCCTGTGGCCTCTGGAAGGCTACCCCGGGCGGCTGGACGGCGGTGCCGTTCGGTGGCCTCGTCTCGTTCACCGCCGGCTCCGGCGGCGCCCCACCGCCCGAGGGCGCCATTCTGACGCAGGGCGGCGTGACCGCCACGATCCAACGGGTGATGTGGCAGAGCGGCTCCTGGGCCGGTTCGGCGGTGGGCGATTTCGTGATCGTCGGCGCGACCGGCGCGTTCCTGGCCGGGGCGGCGACGGTGGCCGGCGGCTACACCGTTACCCTGACCGGCCCGCAGGCTCCGATCGCGCCGTTGCCGGGTGGACGATATGAATTCGCCAAGGCCAATTTCGCCGGTCAGGTGGCCACGCGACGGATCTACGGCGCGGACGGCGTCAATCCGGCGTTTGAATTCGACGGCGTGACTTACGCGCCGATCCGAACCGGCGCCGTGCCCGATCAGCCGTCGCATATCACTTATCACAAAAATTACCTGTTCCTGGCGCAGGGTTCCTCGATCATGTTTTGCGCCGCCGGGCTGCCGTTCCGGTGGTCGGCGGTCGACGGCGGCGGGGAAATCGCCACCGGGGACGTGGTCAACGGCATGATCACGCTGCCGGGCGACCAGACCTCGGCGGCGCTCGCGGTGCTGCTGCGCGGATCGTTCTCGGTGCTGTATGGGACTGACCCCACCACCTTCAATTTCGTCGGTTTCAGCACCGGAGTGGGCGCGCAGAAATATAGCATTCAGAATATGTTCGATTTGTTCATTCTGGACGATCTCGGCGTGATCGCGTTGAAGACATCCCTTAACTACGGCAACTTCGAACCCGCGACGCTGACCAAGAACATTCTGCCGTTCATCCAGCGCCAGCGCGGGCATTTGCTGGCGTCCTCGGTCAATCGGGAGAAAAGCCAGTATCGGCTGTATTTCAATGATGGCTATGCGCTGTATGTTTCGGTGCTGAATCAGGAATACCTCGGCGCCACGCTGGTTCGCTACGCGCATCCGATATTCTGCACCGACACGACGAACCAGACATCACAGATCGAGGCGACCTACGCTGGCGGCGTGGATGGGTATGTTTATCACCTCGATGTCGGGACGAGCCTCGATGGCGCGGATCTCGAGGCGTATTTCACCACGGCCTGGGACTCCGTCCGCGCGCCGCGCGTGTTAAAGCGGTTTCGAGCCGTGTCAATTGAGTTTCAGGGCGAAGGATACGCCGAGGCGCGATTTGGCTATCAACTTGGTTACAATAGCGCCCAGATCGCGCAACTCCCGGATGTAGCCACGGTTCTTAACCTCACCAGCATCGCGGCCTGGGACACATTTATATGGGAGCAGTTCGTGTGGGACGGGGCGACTTTGTTGCCTTCTGAACTCGACATGACGGGGGTCGCGGAGAACCTGCGGTTTCAGATCGCATCAGGAACGAACTACATGGAGCCATACACCGTGAATTCGTTCATATATCATTACAGTTTAAGAAGAGGAATGCGCGTGTGAGCAACTTCTTCTACACGCCCACCGGAACGCCAGGGACGGCGACTCCAGGCGCGTCCGCGCCGATCAGGGCGGAATTCCAGCTTATTTCGGCGGCGTTCGACCTGTTCCCGTCGCTCGCGGGCAGCGGTGGGCGCGCCGTGGTCGTGAACCCGGCGGGCACGGCGCTGACGCTTACCACCGGTCGGTTGACGCTGGGTGGAGACCTCTCCGTCTCCGGGACGTTCCCCACGACATTGCTCGCGAACGCCCCGACCAATCTCACGCTGCCGATGGTGGATGGCACGCTGATGACGTTCGGCGGCGGCGCCATGACGGGGGATCTGACGTTACGGGGCGATCCGACCAGTGACCTGATGGCGGTGACCAGGCGCTATGTCGACACCCATCCGCCTCTGGGCGGTCCGTACTTATCTCTCGCCGGAGGCGTCCTCTCAGGACCGCTGTCGGTGGCGGGCAATGGCGTGACCTACACGGGCGTCGGGTTTGGCCATGCCATGGCGTTCGGCTGGGACGGGGCCGCGGTGCAGGCCTATCACGACGGCGCTTCTGTCGGCGCGCTCGCCACCCAGGCCTATGTCGGCACCCAGCTAAACGGCTTCCTGCCCCTTGGTGGCGGCATTCTCACGGGGCCGCTCACCGGCACGACGGTCACCGCGTCGACTTACGTCGCGACCCTCTCAGGTGGTGGCCGGGTCGTGCTTCACGATCCCGCCGCGGGGACCGACGCCAAGGCGTTCGACTTCGTGTCAACCAGTGCCCAACTTCGCGGGCGACTGATGAACGATAGCTTCCTCAGCGTGGTCAACTGGCTGACGGTCAGCCGCTCCGGCATGACGACCAACAGCGTGGGCCTGACGGCGACGGAGATCGACCTCAACGGCCAGGCGAAGATCAGCGGCATCCTGACGGTGAGCGCCGACGCGACGATCACCGGCAACGCGGCATTTGGCGGCAGCGCGACATTCGGCGGCAACGCGACGATCACCGGTTCGGTGACCGCCGCCACCTTCACCGCCAACGCGTCGGTGTCGACCGTCGCCCTCGTCGCTTCTGGTACGATCACCGGAGATTGGGTGCGCGGAAACACCGCGGTCCAGGCCGGCCCCGACGGCTCGTTGCAGTTCTATACTTTCACCGGCAATAACCGCCGGTTCGCGTTCGCGAACCAGTGGTCCTTGGACTGGAGTTCCCTCGATGGCTCGCTGACATGGGTGGTGCCCGGTAACACGTTGTTCGTCACCTTCGCTTACAGCGGACCTGGCAGTATCGGCGTGAACTGGCTGGGACCCTGGCAGGGCAACGGCGCGTATATCGGCACATCCGACGAACGGATGAAAACCGACATCGAGGACGCCACCGTGGGCCTCGCCGAGGTGTTGGCGATCAGCCCGATCCGATTCCGCCGCATGAGTTATGACGGCGTTGTTCATGGTCGTTACGATATCGGCTTTTCCGCCCAGGAACTCCGCATGGTCATCCCTGACGCGGTGATCCAGGTCGGCGGTCCCGACCCGGACAAGCCTGGCTCACTTAAAAGCGACGACCCGGTTCTCGGACTTATGCTCGATCCGGTCGTGGCGGCGATCGTAAACGGCATGAAGACGCTCAACACGCGCCTCGCGGCGTTGGAAGGGAAGGCCGGCTGATGTCCGCGTCCCTCAGCCCGGGGCTTAATACCCCGACCATCCCGCCGCCGATCCCCGGCACCGCGCCAGCCACCACGCCGCCCGCGAACGGCCTGATCAACAGCGCGCCGGCACCGGACGGCACCAGCGCGCCGGCCACGCCGCCGAACACCGCCCCCGCGGCGGCGCCAGGCGCCACGCCGACGCCGCCGACGCCTCCTCCGGTCACGCCGCCCGTCACACCGGACCCGAACGCGCCGAACGCGTTCAACGTCACTCCGGATCAGACCGTTTCACATCAGATCGGCAACATCATCGCTTCCGGCTCGCCGCTCATGCAGCAGGCCGAGGCGAACGCCCGCAACCTCATGCAGCAACGCGGGCTGATCAATTCGTCGCAGGCGATCACCGCCGGGCAGAGCGCGCTCTACAGCGCGGCCACGCCGATCGCCACCGCCGACGCCGCGACCTACGCCAAGGCGGCGACGGACACCACCACGGCGCAGAACACGGCGAAATTGCAGGCGCAACAGATCTCCGGCCAGACCAACATCGCCCAGATCCAGACGCAGTCGCAGAAGGACATCGCGAACATCCAGTCCAACACCAGCCTGTCGGTGCAGGACAAGATCAGTCAGACCAGCCAGCAGATCGCCAAGATCCAGTCCGACACCAGCCTGACGAACCAGGAGAAGCAGGACGCGACCACATTGGCCGCGCAGAATATTCAGACAAACGCACAATTGGCCCTTGGGCAGTTGAGCGCCAACACGCAACTGACGTTGCAGGACAAGGCTTCGTCAGCGGCGCAGATCCTCGCCACGCTGAACAACACGAGCGCGCAGCGGATCGCCCAGATCCAGGCCGACACCAGCCTGTCGGTGACCGACAAGCAAACCGCGTCGGCGCAGATCATCGCGCAGGGCAACAACGCGACGACGCTGGCCGCGCAGAACCTCGTCAACGCTGGCGCGCTGGCCAACATCGCGGCCAATTCGACCGCGCAACAGCGCATCACGCAGATCCAGGAAGACAACAAGCGCGTGCTGCAAAACTCCGCCGGGGCGCAGCAGCTTTACTCCTCCGCGTTGCAGAACATTCAGGCGTTCATGACCAACCCGAACCTGAATACCGACCAGCAGGCGACGGCGATGAACAACACCATGGATACCCTCAACGAGGGTCTCAAAATGTTCGGCAACATCGACGCCAACACGAACATCAACTCCGTGCTGCGGTTCGGACAGCCGTCCTCAGATGCGAATTCTTCGACGGGGCCACCGTCGAACCTCGGTGATCAGCGGCAGCTTGGCCCGCCGGGTTCGACCGCGACCCCGGCGTCAGGATCTCCGACGTACAGCACCGGCACTCCGGATAACCCGACCAATACCAACCCAGGCGGCGGGGGCGGTGAAGGTTGACGCTCATGGACCGCATCTGGGAGGTCGTCGGGCCAACGATCTACCTCACGCGCGAGCATTACGAACGCTGTTGGCGGGGCTGGACGATCGAGGGTTACGAGCGCGGCGGCGAACTGGTCGGGGCCACGCTGGTCAACGGGCCAGAGTTTCACTTCGTGCTGTTCAATCCGGACAAGCCGATCACCCTGACCGATGTCCGCCACTGCCTCGCCCCGGTCCTCGCGGCCAACGGGCACGTCATCACGCGCACGCCGCACCACGACACGCGACAGCACAGATTCAATCGCCTCGCGGGCTTTCGTCAGATCGGCGGCGATGAATTCAACGTGATTTACCGGATGGAAGCGGCGGGGTCGCGGTGGCTTCGCTGATCAACAACCTGGACATGGGACCGGCGCCGATGGTGCCGCGGCCACCGCTGGCCGAGGAACCGCCGCCGTCGCCCGAATACCTCGACGCGCTGAAGCGGATCGATCCCGGCCCGCGCGCCAACCACATGGCCGAGGCCGACGCGGCGATGTCGCTCACGCCGGAGGAAAAGTTTCTCTACAACGTGCATCTCAACAACCTTTACGGCACCGGCAAGATCGTCCATCCGGATGGTGGCGTGTCGTCCTTGTTGCAAATGTCTTTCGAAAACGACGACGGCAAGACCTACAACATCCCCACCGTGTGGGGTGGCAAGGCGCTGGAGCCGGATGCCGCCATCGCGGCGGCGCACCGGTTCGGCATCGAGCAATTCCCGGCTTATCAGAGCGGTGATGAAGCCGAGGCGCGCTACGACGCGATGCATCATTACCTTGAGAAAGACACTGGCGACTTCATCGATCGCGCGACACGGGGCGTGCCCCGCTGATCAACTCCGAGGGGAAAACCTGAATGCCCGCAGTCCCCGCTTTCGCGGCGGTGTTCGCCGTCGCCGCGGCTGGTGCCGCGACAGCCGGCGCCATCGCTGGCACGGTGGCCATCGCGACGGCTGGCTTCGCCGTGCTTGGCGCGGTCGGCGCGACGATCGGCGCGGTCGGCGCTATCACCAAGAACAAGACCTTGCAAATGATCGGGTTGGGCCTGGGCGTGGTCGGTGGAGTCGGCGGCATCGCGTCGAGCGCGGGCGTGTTCGGTTCCGAAGCCGGATCGATCTTCACGCCGGCCAGTTCCGGCGGCGCGAGCCTGACCGGTGATACCGGTGCGACGTTCGCCGACAGCATGACCCCGGCCACGACCGGTGGCGCTGGCACGGGCGGCGAAGGGTTTGTCGACAGCGGGTCGTGGGATGTCGCGCCGACGACGGCGACGGGCGCGCCGGATCTCGCGGCGCAGGCGGCATGGGCGCCGAACGCGCAACTGTCCATGGCCACGAACCCGGCGACCGCGACGAATCAGATATCCGCCCAGGTGGACACAAGCAACGCGACGGTCGGGGACAGTAAGGGCGTCGTCAGCGGGGCCGCTCCCGACCCCAACGCACCCTCCGCGCAGGTACCAGGGCAGCCGAAGGCCGATCCGGTCCAGGCGGGTCAGGACGGCGGGCCTCTCTCAAAGAACGTCGATACCACCTCGCCCATGGGTCCGTCCGATCCGAACGCCGTTAAACCCGGCGCGGTCACCGGGGCACCCGGGCAGACCACGGCGAACGCGACCGCAACCTCGGGAACTCCAGCGGACCCGCCGGGCTGGTTGGGCAGACAGTTCGCCGGAATAACGTCCTGGGCCAAGGACAACCAGACGCTCGCCTCGGGCCTCGTGAACGGTGGTTTCGGCCTGCTCAAAGGCCTCGGCGGCACCACCGACGCGCAGAACAATTATTATAACGCCAACGCACAGGCCAACCTCGACCTCGCGAAACTGCGCGATCAACAATACGCCAATATCGCCGCGCCGAAAGCCGTCGCCTACTCGCCGCCGGTCGGCAGCGTGCCAGCCTTGGGTACGCAACTGCCGGGCGCGGCGGGCCTGATCAACCGCGCGCCCACATCAGCCGTTACGGGAGCGACAGCATGAGCCAGACCCAGCAGCCGCCGGGCGCGGCGGTCGACCCCAAAACCCCGCTCCGCAACCCGTTGCTGCAACAGATCGAAACCGAGATCGAGAGCGTGCTGCCGCCGGATCAGCGCGACCCCTACATGCGGCTCCTCGTCGCTGGCATGCACGCGGCGCTCGATCCGCAACCGAACGGACAGCCGCCGCTCGTCGCGCAGTTCCGCCAGAGTAAAGACCCCATCAACGACGCCGCCATTGGTTCTGCTGGCATCATGATGATGCTGTATCACAAGGCCAACGGCGCCGCGCTGCCGCAGGCGCTGATACCGGCTGGCATGTCGTTGCTACTTAAGGCGTTGGACTTTTTGCAACGCACGCGGATGGTGCCGCAAATCGCGGAGCCGGATGTCGATCGCGCGACGCACGCTTACACAGACCAGATTTTCAAGGCGTTCCATATCACGCCGCAGGGCATCCAGAACGCGACACAAAAGGTGCATGCCGCCATTCAGGACCCCGACGCGCAACGCAAGATATTGATCCATTCCGGCGCCATCCGCGACACGACGGGGATGAAACCGCCGCCGCCAGGCCCGCCGATCGGCACGCCGCTGAACGGTCGCCCCGGGATGATGAACCGCTGAGATGGCGAGCATCATCAATGGCGCCAACGAAGCGCCGCCGCCCCGGGCCTACGATGAGTACGACGCGAACGGGCAGTGGATCGGGCAGTCGACCGAGGGGTTCCAGGGACCCAACGCGCGGCCCCGTGACGGCACCGCCGAGGC